CACATGGATAAAGGGGAGCGACTCCTGTTGCTTATCTGGCATCGTATATTCCACGTCAATCAACTGTAAAGTTTCTTGAATCGTGGTGTGAGTAAAGAAAGTAATTTCTTCACTCACGCTCATAATATTATCATCACCGTAAGTGACCAAAGAAACATTATCTTGGAAATCACTAACAACCCCAAAGGGGTTTAGGTGAAGATATGCATAACGCATATACAACGAGTTAACAATAGAATTAATGATAACAGTCAGTGGGTGTCCACTGGGGTTGGTACCATTAAAGCGAACCAGATCCCCAAAGAAGTCTGTCGTGGGAAAACAAACATCTTGGGCAATACAATCGACAGCAGTCAATTCAGTGTCAGTGTATCCGGCTCTCTCACAGAGAGCTCGAAGTATATCAAAAGCTGCCAAAGTGAAGGCGGGCGACATCTTCTTGTCAAACTTGGAATAATCTCCAGCGACAATACGATGCTCACCAAACTTAGTGATGAGATGATATTTCAACTCCCACTCCTTACTTTGTGCCTGAACACCAACAGCTGTTTCAAATGCAGCCGTATTCCTTTGAATGACTCGAATCACAGGAAGTAGAAACTTGCGAACCACAATGGTAAAATCCATAGGTGCAGCACAAAAAATGCGCGTTTTCGCAGCGTCTCTCTTTTCTTTAGAAACGGGTTCATCCTTAAAACTAGCAGCAAACACAGGGTGGAACTGACGTCCCTCTGCGTAGGCTGCAAGAATACCATCGACTCTATCAGCAATCTCTTGCGTCACACGAACTCTGCCAGTTGGTAAACCGGCATCGTCCACGATCGGTATGAGATGCTTGTGTTTAACTTCCCTCCAGGGGAAACCAGCCGAAGTGCCTCGTTTCATTGCATCAATGTACGTAACACCAACGACACCGTTAACACAGGAATCGATATCCAGGGGCTTTATGAGCTCAAGCTCACTTGGCGGGAGCCGTCGAAAAATGTCAGCCAAAAAGGCATCACGACATTTATTCAACCGCTT